TAATCCAATTGAATGGGAAACTACTCGGGGGACTCCCGACCACTTTATACATTTAATTAATAACTACTGGTTGAGGTTGTATTAAACCCTACCCCAGCACTCGATTCACCACTTGCGATGGTGTCTATCTCACCCTCTGTTTTAATATCATCACTAGAGATATCAATTAAGTTACCTCTTTCTGCAACGATATCATTACCCGAAGGTATGACGGTGAAATCTATCGATGTATCAGTATTAACCGTAGAGGTTAATGTAATAGCATTGATAGTTATTAGTCCAGTGGAATAGTTAACTGTTCCAGCTGCACTATCTTGATATACTCTAGTTGACCCTGATAAGTAGTATCTTCTCAATACTCCATTACCGTCATCGTCAAAATAATTTATATTGACGGAATCACCTTGAATATAAAAACCTGTAGTTGTGGTAATACCACCCCCTTCTTTATTGTGACCAGCATGAGGGTTGAATAATGCATTACCAAAAGAAACTGTATATCCTTTAGAGTTTGAAGAAATTGTTGGTTTTAATTTTTTCTTCAATCTAATGTTTGTTGTATTTGATAAGATAGAGGAATCTGCAGCGTCAATTGTCTTTGTTAGATTTGAATGTCTAAAGATTGCGTCAAATCCATTTAGATTATCAGTATCAAATTGATTAATTGTATTCTTGACCAATGTTGCAAGTTCTCCACCTGTTAATGTTGTCAAGTTTGGATTGTATTTAAAAGTTGTTGAAATCAAAATCTTAACTATGTCTGCATCTACGATTGTAGGTCTTACAGTCAACATGTTTAGTTTATTTAGATTTGCAACAACAGAAGCTTTTTCTGTTTCAGATAAGTAATCTGCATTGTTTGGTTTCAATGCAATGAATACTTTACCATACTCGGGTGGGTTGTTGTCTTCACCACCCCATACTGCGACTGCGTCTGCATTTGGATAGTATTCTTGAACTTTTGCTTTGTAGTCGTTCAGTGTTACGAGTCTGTTTTGTGAAGTATAAAACTTTGTTGCTTTAAATTTGATTGATTCAATTGATTCTCTTTCTGAACCACCATTTGCAGCTGAATCAACAACAATAGTTGAATCTGAATAACCATTGATTGTTGATACTTGATTAAATTTTTGAGCTCCATTTGCATGTTCTTCGTCTACTACTATGTAATCAACTGTAATTATATCACCGTCTAATAAAGCTGAACCTAATGTTCCGTCACCAAAGTAAATCTCTATAAAACCTTCTTCGTTTTCTTGAGTATAATATATTTTAGAAGTTGTGGTGATAGTTGATATATCAGTTGACAATGCATATGAAGAAGTTACTCCTCCTGAGTTGACTGTAACAGTGATTCTGTTTCCGTCTACTCTTTTATTTGATAATACATACTTTGAATTTTTAAGTTGTGTATCATGGACAAAAATATCCTGTGCGTATACTCCTTGAATTAATTCTACATTTGAATATGTGAATTGATTACTATCTACAGTTGGTGTATATGCAGTCGGTGTTACAAACTCATAGTTAGTTCCTTCATATACAGTTTTAAAAATTGTTCCTCTAGGCATAATCATTGAATTGATTGTTGGAACTGAACCGTCTGCAGCTCTCACATTGTTTAGAGTCATAGTTACATTTGCAGAAGCAGCTTTTTCTGAAGCAGGAGTAAATCCTAAATCCTTTGCACGGGACACAACATTCTTTCTAATTTGTGCTGAATCTAAGAACAACTCTGAAGCTGCAATGTTTGTATTTACTGCACCAATATGTGATGCATATGCAAGTAAGTCAAGAAGAACTGCCATAGTTGAACCTTCAAAGTTATAGTCTTTAAATTGTTCTTGACCTTTAAGATAGTTTTTTAGATTATCTGATATGTTTTCAAAATCTAAATCCGTAATATTAATTTGTGAACTGTTTACTGCCATTATCGTGCCCTTGTTATATTAAATTCAACCTCTTGACCTCTTAAACCATTTTTGATATTGTAGAATATAGTTACATCTAAACTGTTACCTTCTGTATTGAAACGGCAACGAACATTTTCTACTCTAGGTTCAAAATCTTGAATTGTCTTTGCAAGTTTTTCTTTTGCTCTGTTTAATTTTCTCTCGGTGTCTAATTCGAATAACATTCCACGAATATTTCCACCTAAACTTGGTTTGAAAGGTCTCTCGTAATAGTTTGTAAGAACGATATTCTTTACTGCTCTCTTTACTGCATCTGCATCTGTCTTAACAGTTACATCTCCACTGATAGGGTGAGCTTTAAATAATAAATCAAGGTCGGAGTATGCTTCCTTGATTGCAACATTCTTACTTTTGTTTACATATTCGACCATAATACTATTTATACAAACTAATCAGGCTTCTTGGTTTTACCTGCTGAAGAACCTGAGGCAATTGTATGTGTATGAGTTGAAAGTTTAACACCTTTACCTGTTACTTCTCCTTTTGCAGTTATACTACTATCGTTCTTCTGTGCTTTAGTTACATGAAGTGTTCCTGATATCTTAGTATCTGATATAATCTCTGTTCCTGAATTACCTGTTATTGTTATTTTACCTTCAGAAGTTATATCTGTTGTTCCACCAATAGTTCCAGTCATGTTTCCTTTTGTAATCTCTGAAGTTACATTACCTTCTGAGATTGTTTCGGTTACATTTCCTTTTAATACTTTTAAATCTACATTACCTGTATCAACTGTTATGTTTACATTACCATGTCCAACCTGTAAGTCGGCGTTACCAGCAACATATAGTTTATCGTCTTTTAGAATTGCAGTATAATTATTGTTTACAATTCTAGTAACCTCAGAACCGTCTGCATGAATCTCATGGAATGTTCCTGACCTATGGTGGATATTAATTCTTTCTTTACCTACAGTATCGTCTACTTCAACGACATGACCTGATTCTGATTGATATACTTTGTTATATGGATACACTGGTGCAGAATCAACATCTACAAAGTCTTTTAAAATCTTTTGTGTATCGGGGTGTTCTACTGGGTTACCGTCTTTATCTGTTTGCTCTTTTATCTTATGGTCTAGTGTTGAACCTCTTGCAAGAGAAGAATAATCTGATTCGTCTGTATACAAAGGATAGTAAGGTAACATTTCCTTTGTCAATTCTATCTCTTCAATTGTAGAACCCGTTGCATCATATTTTAAGTCAATAGTTTTTGGAGACTTAGGTGCAGTATCCATAGCAGTTGTAAGACCAAAACCTCTTCTTGAATCTTGGATTGGATTTGGGCCGTCGGGTGTATCATTGTAATCTGCAACTGTTAATTGTCTAGGGTCATTGAATCCCTTCTCAATTGACCTAGTAATAAGTTGGTCTGTAATAGATTCTTTATATCCTGCTTGTGGTATACCTGCTACAGAACCAAGAATTATCGGGTCTTGTTTTGCACTATCTCTAAAGTATCCAAATACTGTTGACCCTTCAACAAGTCCATGACCTGTTCCCATTCCTGATAATCCAGCAGAAGTTGTTGGAAGAATAACTTGACACCATGGTAAATCGGGAGTAGATATTAAAATCTTTTCGTCTGTATGAATTCCATGTATACGAACACGAACCCTACCAACTTGTAAGGGGTCTTGTCTATCTTCAACTATACCGTAAAAATATTCCATTATGTAGCGTCCTCGGGTGGTGTTGTTTTATCAAGTGGTCTTGCAGTCTCGATTTTCTTCGCATAACTTTCTTTTACACATTCTATGAAACATACACCTTGTTTTGTTTGTGGACTTCCTGATATTGATAAATCTGTAATTAAGTATCTATTGTCATTTACCTCGTCTTCAATATCACCTGTTCCCATAACTTCGGGTGAAGTTATATTTAATTTAACAACCATACCTACTGATAAATCTGTTCTTAAAGGTATTGTTGCAATGATTCTATGTTGTTCTAATATTTCTAGTAAAGCTCTTCTCTGTAAGATACCTGTATCTTTTAGTTTTCTTGCTTCGAATACTTCGGGTTCTGATAATGATTTTGCATTATCAAAAACATGATTACTATGATAATCATTTATAATTAATGCTTCGGGTTCTTTTGTTGGTTGTAATTCTATACCAATCTCATTTATCTTTGGTGAAGTTTCTGCGTCTTCTAGATTCTCTGCACTTAATACTCTTTCTAAATCGTCAACATATAACATGGGATTACCTGATACATGTTGTCCTTTACCCATTACTGTTTCTAAATCATATATGTTTTCTTCTTCTAATTTTCTGATAGGGTCGTATACCTTGAGAGTAGAAGCATATGCACCACCGACTGTTGCTTGTAATGTATCAAAGACTTGAGGTTTTTCATATTGTAATATTTGTGTATTCAATCCTTTCGGTGCATTTATGTTTTCTTCTTCACTACCCACAACTGCATTTCTAGGAGTATTACTAAACTCTACGGGAAACTCCATACTCATCATAGTATCTACTGATTGAAATCTAAATCCACCTGTTAAAGTTTGAAAGAAGAACATTCCATTTTTATATGCAGCTGATTCTCCAATAGAAGAATTGTTTACTATGTAATCTATTAATTGTCCTATATTCCAATTAGGACATATGAACTGTTTGTTCTCGGGAACTGTTTGTTCCCAACCGTCAAAATCTTCTCTATTAAATTTACAAAAGTCTATCAAAACATTTTGTAGTATTTGGTCGTATCTTCCTCTCAATGCTTGACTTAATTTCTTTCTTCTTACGGTGAACATTTTAGGGTCACATATTCTAAACATATATGTTTGAGTTAATTCATCGGGTCTTTGCACATTATCAATCTTATAGATTCTAAATGTTTTATCGATTGAAAATTCGTCTGTTGATTTTTCGTCTGTTCCTTCCTTTTGTCTGATTGCAATCCTGATAAATTCCTGACCAGTCATTCTAAAGTTCTTTAATAGATTAATACCGTCTAATACAGAAACATCACCTGTAACAAATTTATTAAAGATAGATTCATACAATTGAAAGTTACTTACCATATTAGTAAGGTCAACGGATTCGTTGTATTGATTTATGAGGGTGAATGACTCAACGAAGAACTCACCCGCTGCATAGTTTCCACTCATGATTGCATTACTTTTTCAAACGCAGATACGACCTGTTGTATCTTAGCTGGTTTGATAACTTTTATTTTTCTTTTCTCTTCGTTTTTTTCCCATTCGTCTTCCCAAAAAGTTTTTGCTTGATAGTCGTTATCAAACTGATTTCTTTTTAGGTCACCTTTGAAATAATGACTTATACCGTCTCTATGGTGTGTTGTAAAATTAATTGAAAATGATTTACCTGAACTTTCTCCAGTAATAGTTCCCTCTGAAACAGAATCAGCACCAAAATCACCCTTGATAGGTTTTACACCAATTCGATTATGGGTTGGGTCAACTTTAATTACAATTCCTTCTGATTGATTTGTCTTGACCTTTTCTCCTAATAAAAACTTACTAGTAGAGTTTATAATTTCGGAAGTGTTGTTTGCATTGATTAGATACCCTTCATATTTTTGTTTTATGTATTCTTCAAATTCTTGAGAAGTTTTAAACCAATCAAAATAATTATCAAAGTCATTTACCAAATAAAGTGTCCAGTGTAAATCACCGTTACCATAAATTTTAGAAGCAACTGTATCGGGTCTATCACCTTCTTGTAATTCGTAGAATGTATATTCGACTAATGAAGTTACGGATTCTTGTTCTATCTTAGACTTACGGAAGAAGTCTTTGATAGTAATAATCTTACCGTCACTTAACTTATATTGTATCGTTGGAAAGTTTTTAAAAAATTCTTGAGCCATTCTTACCCTCCATTACCGTCTAATATGCTTGGTGAACCTGAACCAGTATGACCACCTATTTCAATCTTATCATCTTTTCCAATCACGGATATTATATCACCACCTGACACTTTATCTGCATAAGTTTCTTGAGATAGAATTCTAATTTCTGCAAAGGATAAACTCAATCCAGTTTTAGCAGGATAGTATTTTCCGTCTGAACCTGCTATCATACCAGCAGAGTTTCCACCAAAAGTTGATACAGTGCATTCTGTCATTACCATAGGAAGGAATCCTTCAACTTGGTCTTTGATTGGCCCCTCATAAAAAACCTCAAATATGTTTGGATAGTTAAAGAAGTTTTCATTAGGTGATTCGTCTGCAGCTCCAAAAGTATCGGGAAGACCAGCAAGTCTTAATATTGTAATAATCTTTTGAACTTCTATTGCTTCTTCTTCATTCTTAGGCATGAACTCATATTCGAAGGTGTGAGTTCTAAAATCTACACCTTCAAGGAATTGTTCTTGCATTGGGTTAGTTGCTTGACCAGCTTTTAAGTTTTTAACACCACCACTCATAGTGTTCATTACTTTATTGATTACTTCACCAGCTGCATTTTTAATTTCTTCAAAACCTTTATCGAATTTTTCACCAACTGTATCTCCCTCCATTGCAGTAGAAAACCCTCTTGCAGCTGCACCAACATTATCTGGCTTGTATCCAATACTTCCACTTTGGTCTACATCTTCAGGAATGTATAATGAAATAAAAACTTCTTTTTTATGTAGATAATTACCACCCGCTCTGTCTTTTCTTGGTCTGATTTTAAATACAATAACATTATCCAAACCACCGTCTTTAGGGTATTGTAAATCTACAGTTTGCTCAATAGGGGTTTTCTTTGCAACTGATTTACCAGTGTTTACATTTGATATTTGTTTTTGTAAGGAAGTTCGTCTCTCTTCTAGAAGTTGTCTATTCTCTTCTGCAATTTCTTGTAGTTGGTCAACAACTGAAGTATCAATTCCACCTTTGTATCCGATACTTTCTATTTTGGATTTGATACCCTTTGCAGACTTAATTGCTTGTGAAGCCTGATTTACTTTGTTGAGTAGTTTGTTTAGATTTGGCATATAAATATCCTATTATAAGGTCTTTAAAATCTATTTATGGCATACAGTGGTAAGTTTAAACCGAAGAATTACAAAAAATACAAGGGTGACCCTACTCGAATCTATTATAGGTCTTTGTGGGAACGAAGATTCATGGTATACTGTGATAATAACCCTTCAATTATTGAATGGGGAAGCGAAGAAATCATAATTCCTTATCGTTCTCCCATAGATAAAAAGATTCATAGGTATTTTCCCGATTTTTACATTAAATATGTAAATTCTAAAGGGCAAGCAATAAGAGAAATCATTGAAGTTAAACCAAAAGCACAATGTTCACCTCCTCCAGTCCCAAAAAGACAAACTAAAAAGTTCAAAGAGAAGGTTTTGACCTATATTATCAATCAAGCAAAGTTTAAAGCAGCGGGAGAGTTCTGTAAAGACCGAAAAATGGGATTTAGAATCCTAACTGAAGACCATTTAGTCCCAAAAAAGAAAAAATGAAGAAACTAATTGCGTTTGATTTGGACGGGGTGTTGATAGACTCCCTTTCAAATATGGAAATGTCTTGGAATTGTGTTCAGAAGACTCATAAAATCGAAATTCCATTCTCCGAATACAAAAAACAAATCGGAAAACCCTTTTTTGACATTTTAACTGAATTAGGAATCACAAAAAACCAAAAAAATATCAAAAAGACATATGACGAAGCTTCAAATATGGGGTTAGACGAAGTTAAACTATATCCAAATACAATAGAAACACTAAAGAAGATAAAATCTAAAGGTTATAAGATTGCAATTTGCACATCAAAGGACTTTGAGAGAGTAAAAAAGGTTATTGCCTCTCTAATATTAGACGGACATGACTTTCCAAGTTTTGATTATGTCTGTTCACCTAAGAAAGGTCTACGAGGAAAACCAGCTCCTGACCAACTACTAAATACTATTGCACATTGTAATGTTGACCCACATGAAACATACTATGTTGGAGATATGCAATCAGATATGTTTTGTGCAAACAGAGCAGGTGTAGATTTTATACATGCAGAATATGGTTATGGAGAAGTTGAATGCGAAGTCTCGCTGAAATCAATAAAGAATCTAATCTCATTGTTGGACTAATTCCAGCAAGGTGGTATTCTACTCGGTTCGAGGGTAAACCACTTGCAGAGATTTGTGGTATACCTATGATTAAACGGGTATATGACCGTGCATGTATGGCCAAGACTTTAGATACAGTTGTGGTCTTAACAGATGATGAAAGGATATCTAATTTCTGTTCTAAACATGAAATGAGATGTATTGTAATTGAAGACCATTGTCGAACTGGAACTGACCGTTGTTCTTCTGCACTTAGTTTGTTAGACGGTAAATACTTTGTAAACATTCAAGGGGACGAACCACTAATCAATCCTGAAGCAATCGATAAACTTGTAGAAGAACTTATTGTCATGGACGAACATTTAGATATCGGTATAGTAAATGCATATACTGACATAGACCAATCATATAAAGAGACTGACAAGAATGTTGTAAAGGTTGCATTCGATTCAAAAGGTTGTGCATTGTATTACTCAAGACTTCCAATAACTGAACACCAACAAATGGGCTTGTATGGTTTCCAAAGAAAACGATTAGAACAATTTAGATTTTTTGACCCAGGCCCATGTGAACTAAAAGAAAGTGTAGAAATGTTTAGATATCTAGAGAATGGTCGTGAGATTAAAATGGTTCATGTTGAAGACGAAGGGTTATCCGTAGACACTCCCGAGGACTTAAAGCTAGTAGAATTAAAAATAAAGAGTTATAACTAATGAAAGGAAATTTTATAGACCACATATATGTGAATGATTTCGTTGACAAGAAATGGAAAAGAGTAATGTCAATCGAACAAATAAGAGAAGTCTTTGATAGAGTCAAAGAGAATAATCCTAAAGTCATATCATTTAATGAAGCAAAGAAACTAGGACTTACTGAAGACTTTAGAGAATGGAGAGGTAACAAGGTAACGGTTCTACAATGTTATGGAATATACTTATTATATGGTTGGCAATACGAATACAATAAAAAATATTTCCAAAAGTTTATGGAAGACCATGACCAAAATCATTTCTATCATGGTGTAAAACTAAACTGGTTAGTTGATATTATAAAGAACGAAGGTTTATACTCCGTTCCTCAAGCAGTTTTATTTGACGAAAGAGATACATGGTTTGTTCACCCAGGCCAAACAAGAGTTCGTGCAATTGCACATACAGAATGTAACGAAGACTTTATCTTATGGGATATGGGTAATCAAATAGATTTACCTGTAATGACTTTTGAAGAATGGTGGAAACCCTATGATATTCACAAAGACAAATCTTTATTCCTTGCAGAGTTTGATTGTAAATTAGAAGTTCATGTTGGTGAAGAAAGAGACGAGTTGAATGATTTAGTTAAACAAACTATTGATTGTTTTAAAAAACAGAAGCCTATATTGGAAGGAACATGTGATGAAATGTTTGAAGATTTATTCACCCATGGAACATACGAGGGACACGGGATAGGGATAAAGGGTAATTTCACTTTAGAGAACTGCACAGGCATGTTAGACTTTCACCCTAAACATAAAATAATTGAAGCAAAAGACTGGACTTTATTTAATAATTATCATAAATAATAGACAATGGCAAGTCTATTTCAAGAAATCACGGAGGCAAGACCTGAGACCATACAATCATTAAGTATGGATTCTCTAGATTGGTTTAGACAAAATGTAAGAGATATTCGAAGAACACCTGAGAATATCCAAAAACAAAACCAAAACTTTGTGACTAGAATAGAGTTAGGTAGAATGCATATGTTTTTCTATCGACCTAAGACTGAAGCAAAATTACCTTATTGGGATAACTTCCCATTAACAATTTGTATTAAAAGGTATGCAACTGGATTTCTAGGATTGAACTTACATTACATTGCACCAAGATATAGAATATTATTATTAGATGCAATGTATGAATTTTTAATGGAAAATGAAGACAAACCTGAAGATACTCGATTTAGAGTTATCTATCAAATGGTTAAGTCTATGAGTAAATTAAGATGGGCCAGACCATGTTTAAAACAATATCAGTATAATTATATTGATAGTAGAATATGTCAAGTCATGCCAGAACATTTTGACTTGGTTGCAATGTTGCCTACACAAAGATTTCAAAAGGCAAATGCAAACTATGTATACAGTAGAAGTAGAGAGAAATTTTAATGCCAGATTCAAAAATAGATACACTAAAAGCAAGACTAGGACAACCATTACAACCTAATAGATTCCTAGTATCATTCTTATCATTACCAAAAGACTTCGAATTTACTGCAGATAGAGATACATTATCTATCCTTTGTAGTTCTACAGCTCTGCCTGGCAAGACAATTGAAACAGAAGAACACGGACACTTTGGCCCAAAGAAACAAATTGCAACGGGTGGTGTTGATTACGGTGGAACTTTAAGTTTTGAATTCTTATGTGACGATAGTTTTTTAGATAGACTAATCATTAAAGAATGGATGAAATTTGTTCACTCTGCAGATATCAGTGATACTCTAAGTGATATCGGTGGTGGAGAGAATGCAGTATTAAGATTTTATGACGATTATGCAAAGAACTGTAAAGCACAAATAGAAGTTTTAAGAAAAGACGGTAGTATTGCAAAGACGGTAACTTTACATGAATGTTATCCAACCTCCATGGACGCAATAGAACTATCCATGGATTCTTCAGACGAAGTAATGAAATTTTCGTTTGACTTATCATACCGTTATTTTACAGAAGAAGACGCAGAAGGATTTGGAGAACTATCTCTAAGACAACCCAAAGAATCTAGCTTTAATTTAAGCAGTATAAATAGAGGTAGGAGAGGATTTGACGCAATACTTGATTCGTTAAGTGTTGCAAGTAGATTCAATTCAAAAGCAGGGGATTTATTGAGGAAACTATCTAGATTAGATACCTTTATAACCCGTGCTGGAACTATAGGAAGGGATATAAACCCTAACTATATAACTGAAAAACGAAGAGGTGGTTAACACCTCATAGAGGAAATATATTATGGCTTTACCTATACAAACGGCACCGAAGTATACAGTTAGTTTACCAAGTGACGGAAGAGAAGTGAAGTATCGACCATTCCTTGTTAAAGAGCAAAAACTTTTGTTGATTGCTCAGGAAGAGGATAATGATGCAAAGATATTTGAGGCAGTAAAAGACCTTATTAGAAATGTAACTTTCAATGAGGTTGAACCAAACGAACTACCTCTTATTGATATGGAATACTTATTCCTTAAAATAAGAGCAAGGTCTGTTGGTGAAACTGCAAAGATATCGATAGGCTGTAATGACCCTGAATGTGACGGGTCGGGTGAAACAGTCGTTAATTTAGATGATGTTGAAGTAGTAGGAGACGAACCTGAACATAAGATTATGATTAATGATGAAGTTGGTATTGAGTTAAAATATCCAATGGTTAAGGATATTGAAGGTATCGATAAACTAGACCAAGGAACTCAAACCATTGAAATGTTGAAGAGAAGTATTGTTTCTATATTTGACGAAGAGCAAGTATACATGGCAAGTGATTCTTCTGAACAAGAACTACAAGAGTTTGTTGAAAACTTAACTGTAGGTCAATTAGAAGATGTTACTAAGTTCTTTGATGCAATACCTAGGTTACAGAAAGAGGTCGTTTCAGAATGTAAACTATGTGGGAAAGACATTAAGAAAACAGTAGTTGGACTACAGAATTTTTTTTAATATCCCTTTCACACGATAGCTTACTAAATTATTACTCTACTAACTTCCAGTTAATGCAACACCATAAGTATTCATTAACTGAGTTAGATGAGATGATGCCTTGGGAAAGGGAAATCTACATACAGTTACTACTCAACCATCTAGAAGAAGAGAAGGAGAAGGCGAAACAACGCAAGAACCGTTAACTAAAATTTTAGAAGGAGAAAATAATGTCTGAGAAATACGAAAAATTTTCGGGTGACATGAGTAGAAACGAAGTAGAAATGGACTTGTCCAAATTTATGGACTTGATTCAAGAGAATGCTAATCTTAAATCAGAAGTTGCAGAATTAAAAGCATCTGATTTAACAAACCCTTGGCAGAAATGGATTCACCTTGCAAGAGCAATCGATGCATGGAGAATATGGC